AGAAAGTGTTATACTCACAGTAGAGGTTGCGGCCGCTGATATTCCTGCTCAACCTGCCTTTCAAGTGCACGTTATGATTGATCCACAAACAGGCACTGAGTACTATGCTCGCACTGAACAAGAGCATATGGCCTATGCTGCCTTGGGATACTATCACAAGAGTGATAGTGAATGAAGTTAAAACACAGTGAGATCCGTAGTTTTCGAAAAACACAATTGGTCCGTCAGAACAGTTGTTGTGCTCTTTGCGGCCAAGCAGTGATTGATGATGCTGTCCTAGATCACTGCCACTCAACTGGCGCAATAAGAGGCGTGCTTCATAGAGGCTGCAACGCCCTTCTAGGACACATCGAAAACAACATGGCTCGCAACCGAGTGGACTTGGGCCGCTTGTCAGCAGTAGCCAGCAATTTAATTGCTTATCTAACTGCTGACCCAGTAAGCGAACTACTGCACCCCAAGCACAAGACTGCTGAAGACCGTCTTGTGGCAGTGACAGTTCGACGTAAAAAAAGGACACTATTAAATGCAACAAGTTAATCAAGCAGGTAGAGGTAAGGGTCGTGGACGAGGTAAAAAGCCACCCAAGCGTTGATTGGGCCGCGTATTTCAAGAGCATCCGTGTAGAATGCCCTTGGAGTCACAGTGCCTATGCCCGGGGTCTGATTGACATTGTACAGTATCAAGGTCAAGTTATACCCTTGGGTCAATATCAAGCCCGTGTGTATGTCATCGACGCCAGCGACAGTGAACTTGAAGCACTGACTCAGGAACTTGATCACGGCGAGGATGAATGGTTGTTCAGTTATCCAGGCTATGGTGCTTGGGCTACTCCAGTCAGAGTTCTTATACAACAGAATAGAGCAGAATTGAACCAAATTCGCAAGAGCCTAAAATAAATTCAGAATAAGTACCTAATACTGCATTTTAGGTGAAATGCTATAAATAAAATACTAACTCCAAAGGAGGCGATGCAATAATGTCAGACAATACATTAGCGAACGATTCGGCAACTGACGCCACAGACGTTACATCTGAAAGCCAGGTACAAGAAGCAAAGACTTACTCGCAACAAGACGTAGACAACATGATGGCCCGTATGCGCGGCTCATTAGAAAAGAAACTCTTGAAGCCCTATGAAGATCTAGGTGATCCTACTGAACTCCGTGCTCTACGCACTGAGGCTGAAAAGCGCACGCAGGAACAACAGATCAAACGTGGGGAGTTTGAAAAAACTCTGCAAGAACTTGCATCTAAGAAGGATTCAGAAATCCAAAAGAGAGATGTGATCATTAAAGAATACAAGGTCAATAGTCCCTTACTCAGTGCCGCAGCCAAGTATCGTGCCGTTGCTCCAGAGCAAGTTAAAAGTCTATTAAGTTCTAGTGTTCGATTGAATGATTCGGGTGATGTTGAAGTGGTCAGTCAGGATGGTAGTGTTCGTTATCGTGATAATGGAACTGCCTTAGAAGTAGAAGATCTAGTGCGCGAATTCTTAGATTCGAATCCGCATTTTGTGTCTGCTACACCAGCCACTACCAACACAAAGTCCAGCATCACAAATAGTGCTCCAAGCCGACTGGATGTATCTAAACTAGATATGAATAACCCAGAGCATAGAGCACTGTATAAAGCACAACGCAAGTCATTGGGACTTGTTTAACATTTAAAATTAAGGAAAATTTATTATGGCTGGATCAACAACCACAACATTAAACGACCTATTGCCTGCAATCACTGCAGAGGCAATGTTCGTTGCTAACGAGCGTAGCATCATGCGCGGTCTCGTTAAGAACTATGCAATTCCTGCCAGCAACGGCAAGACTATCACAGTTCCAATTTATCCAACTCAGACTGCCATTGGTCTGACAGAAGGTGAAGAAGTAGCAAACACAGCAATCAGCACAGATGGTGTCACACTGACTGTGAGCACAGTGGCTGTTCGCACAATGATCACGGACCTAATCCGTTCCAGTGCTGCCAGCAATGTGATTGCAGATGTAGGCCGCTTGTTCGGAGAAGCAATTGCCAAGAAAATGGACCAAGACCTGTTGGCCTTGTTTGCCAGTTTCAGTATTGGTGTTGGCGACGCCGCAACATCATTGAGCGCAGCCACTGTGGCTCAAGCAGTTGCTCGTCTGCGTGCCAACAGTGTTCCTAGTGATGCCTTGGCCTGTGTGGTCAATCCATATGTGGCCTATGACTTGAAGTCAGCGCTGACCAACACATTTGCAAATCCAGCGAGTGGTATGATCCAGAATGAAGCAATGCAGACTGGCTATGTTGGCACCTTGTTTGGTGTTCCAATCTTTGAAAGTGCAAACATTGCCAACAACGGCACCGCTGGTGATTTCGTTGGTGCTGTATTCCACCGTGATGCATTGGGTCTTGCCATGATTGGTGATATTGCTATCGAAACACAAAGACGTGCAAGTTTTGTTGGTGATGATATTGTTGCCAGCGCTCACTACGGTGTGGGCGAACTGTATGATGGTTACGGTGTTAAAATTACTGCTGACTCAAGTTTAGTTTAATAGGAGATTCAGAGATGGCTTTTATTCAAGAAGGTGACGCAATCGTAAGTTTTGCTGAATTTCAAGACGTTGTGAATAGAGATCAAAGACTATTCGAAAGCAACGAGGGCCTCTCTGATGACATCATTGACACACAGTTGATAAGAGCAACGGAGCGTATTTTATCTAAGATACGAGCCAGTGCTTGGTGGCGCGAATATTATGTTCGCAGGGATTCATCTATAAGTTATAACACGGTTGCAGATGTACCAGAAGTTGATGCTATAAAAATAATTGCAAGACAGAATGATTTTACTGATCTATGCGTTTATACAGCACTCAGCGAATTTATCTTACCTAGTATTGCAGACTTCGGTAACCCCGAAAATGCAGAGCGACAGAAGATGGGTTATTACAAGCAGATTGGTGAAGAACTCTACGGAGAACTTATCACTGCTGGTGATTGGTATGACTTTGACGGTGATGATACTATAGGCAGTTCTGAAAAGCAGCCAGGACAGTATAACCTCAAGAGAGTAAGATGAGACAGGAAGTATTTGATTATATTAACACATTGAGTCTAGGTACATTCCTTCTAACCGAAGAAAGTCCTTGGAGCGAGAACAATGTGCCCTTGTACATAAAAAACTTGAAAAAGATTTATGTTGACAACACACAATATACCAATGCACCATTGATCAGTACTCTTAACGGGTTGAATATCAACAGTGAAGAAATGACGTCATCTATCTATTTCGCAAACGACGCAAAAACATTACCTGCTAACTATGAAGATGTAGTCTTAGATCTTAAAGCAGCCAAAGACCTAACTGGCCTAGAAGGAATAACTTCTAGAGTCAGTGAAGTCACGGTTACTTATGAAGATGATATTATGATTACACAAATAGACGTCAGGTTAGGAAAACTTTCATAACAAGGAACCAATGAAATGACAACAAATTACATTCAGTCAGCAGCAGGTTCAACTAATCCAGTACTAACACTAAGCGTAAGCGGTATTAGTGGTGACCTTGATGTGCCAACACTTCAAGACGTTACCATTAACAACGCAAACGATGTGTTCACATGGAGCCAGTTGAATGAGTCTGCTAAATTACAAGTAGCAACAACTTCTACCAACAGTATTAGTACCAACATCGTAGTTGAAGATTCTACATTCTTCGGCGACGGTGCGTCAACTACTGGAAGTGCAGCAAGACTAGGACTATTAGGTCTCAGTACTGCCAAGACAGAAATTCAATTTGAAATCACAATGGGTACAAAAACAATCTCAGGCGTAGGTTACGTTTCAGGATTGGCACCTACTGTGAGTGCAGATAGCCCAGTGTGGGTAACGCCATTGACTATCACAGTAAGTGGTGAGTACTCAGTAGCATAACACTCTCGGGAGCGATTCGAAAGTGACTAGAAAGGGGGCTTAATTGTCCCCTTTCTTTTAGGCTTAACTAAATATACAGTGAGGAAGATTTATGGATGTCTTGGACAAAAAAACAGACAAAGAATTGCTAGAAAGTCTAATAGCAGAAATAGCCAAAGCCACTAATGAACTCAAGTGCGCTCGCGGCGACATAGACAAAGCACAGAGTCGTATCAAGTTTCTCTTGGTATTGGCTCATACATTGATTAACAGACAAAAGGATTAACAGATGAAACTTTCAGATATTGCAAAAAAACCCAAATTAGTAGTGATGACTCTTGACGACAAAGACATTGTCAAAGAGTTTGGAGAACCTCTTGAGTTCTATACTTGGGACAGACAACCCATGGATGTGTTTCTTAAATTATCCAGTGTTGATCCTACTAATCAATCAGCCATTATTGATACAGTACGTGATTTAATCATGGATGAAGAAGGCAACAAAATACTTTCCGGTGACAACGTGTTACCAGGGCGTGTTCTAATGGCAGTATTGACCAAGGTAGTTGAAGGACTGGGAAAGTAATAGACGTCTCGCTGAATCCAGATAGTGCCTTAGCGAGGCAAGTGTTATTGATTGATGGCATGGCCTGCAGATATCATTGCTTGCCAAGTCAAGTGGTTAGCCAAGGAGACACCTTAGATGTGTTTATTATAAATGCTGCCATTGACCTACAACGCTATCATCGTGAGGCAGAAGAAGCAGAACGCAATGGAACGCCAAAGCCGGTACCTAAAATGAGTCAGGCAGAGTTGCAGGCCATAGTTCAAGGAGCGAAGAGTGGGACTAAAAAAAGTAAGTGATAAAATGACCGGAAGTCTAAACAAGATAACCGCAGAAGTATCAAAGTTTCCTAAGGAAGCCTACAAGTACTGGGTCAGCAAGACACCTAAGGCCACTGGCAACGCTCAACGTAAAACTAAACTGCAAGGTACCACTATCAAAGCGGACTACAACTATGCAGCACCACTTGATAGAGGTCATAGTAATCAAGCACCAAGAGGCATGAGCAAGCCCACAGAAGACTTTGTTAAAAAACTTGCTGATAAGAAAATAAGGAAATAATATGGCTGATTTAAAATATGCTGTTGACATTGACGTTCGCGATGCCACTCGAGCACTGTCAGGACTAAAAAGTAGTATTGCTGGATTTGGTAGTGCCATTGCTGGTGCCTTTGCCTTTAAGGAATTTGGTCAGGCTGCTATGCAGATGGACGACCTACGCAGAACATTTGGCACACTGTACAAGAGCATAGAAACTGGTGGTGCAGCCTTTGAAGATACTACCAAATTGGCCAATAGATTTGGATTAGACATTGCTCAGTTGGCTCAGAGTGTTATCAAACTAAAGGCCTCCGGTATTGACCCTACAGTACAACAATTAAAGTTGTTTGCTGATGTGGCAGCAGTATCAACTGACAAGATTGGAACATTAACATCAATCACTGATCTCTTTACCAGAACAATGGGTGGCGGCCTAGGTCTAGAAGAACTTGAAAGACTACAAGACCGTGGTATCCCAGTATATGACATTTTAATCGATAAACTAGGTAAGAGTCGTTTAGAATTAAGTGATTTTGGTAAGACTGCTCGCGGTGCAGAAGTCATACGTGCGGCGTTATCTGAAGGGTTGAATGAAAGATTTGGTGGCGCTGCCGCAGATAGAGCAGATAGTATCAGTGCCGCAATGACGCGATTAAAAAATGCTTTTAGTGAAGCCGCTGATGTTGCTGGACAAGCAGGTCTTAATGAGGCCATCAGCGAAATAGCCTCAACCTTTACCTTATGGATCCAGGCTAATCAAGAACTAATCAAGGCACTAAGCATTAACCTAGCACAGGCATTTAAGTTCTTGCTTGAGAACTTGGGTATTATAACCAAAGCCGCTGGCGTATTCTTTGCAGTGTTTGCAGTCAGCAAGGTATTAGAACTAGGTGTTGCCTTTGTGCAGTTAAGTAAGATACTGATTAAAAATCCTATACTGTTGATCGCCGTGGCTGCTATTGCTGCTGCTGCCAAATTGGGATTACTTGATGGTGTAATGAAAACTGTCAATGAAGAACTAAACAAATTGGCAGGAGTTTCAGTAGCACCTGCATTGGATAAAATAAAAACCAGTGCTGATGCAACCAGTGAAAGTCTCAAGGTAATTGGCAACGGCACTGTCAGCACTGGCGCCAGAGACTTTAAAAATGAGATATCATTACTAAATGAAAAACTTAGTATATTCCGTAAAGAAATGTCCGGTGTTGTTAATGAATTTGCTCGTCAAAATGCTGAACAGCAGGCAGCATTAGAACTAGAAACTAGTCTAATTGGCAAAACCAGTGAGTACGTTGCTCTTAAACAAGTAGAAGCAGATATCACAGCCAACGCACGTGAAGAGATTGCCAAACTCACACAGGCCAAAGCCAAGTTGTCAGAAACTGAACTCAAGGAAGGCCGCGGTGCAATAATTGACATGACCATTGTCAAGATACAAGAGCAAGCACAGGCTGACATTGTGGCTACTCAAACAGCAATTAGAAACAGTGAAGCAAGAAAATCATCTAGACAGTTAGAGATTTTCCAAATTCAAAATAGCATCGGTTTTGAAGACAAACTTATAGACATTCAAACTAAAATGGCACAGGTTTCAATGACTGCCATTGAAAAGAAATACAACGACATTACTAAAGCCAGTGATGCCAGCGCACTCAGCGCTATTCGAGCAGAAGAAGCACGCCTAGGACGTAGTTTAAGCACAGACGAGCAGGCCCAGTATTTTGCTGAAGCAGCCAGGTATAATGATATTTTAACCTCGCAACAACAGGCACTTTATGAAAAAAGCAGACAGTTTGAAACAGGCTGGAGTGGTGCGTTTAAAACCTATGTTGAAGATGCTACTAATGCTGCCGAAGCCGCTGAACGGGTGTTTGCCAAAGCCACTGCTGGCATGGAAGATCTCATAGTAAACTTTGCCAGAACAGGCAAGTTTGAATTTAAAGGATTCTTAAACAGCGTATTAGAAGATTTATTACGCAGTCAGGTAAGACAGTTGTTGGCGCAGACATTTAGTATTGGTGGTGGAGGTGGAGGTGGAGGTGGAGGTGGTAATTTTCTTGGATCGCTCGGTAATCTACTAGGATTTGCCAATGGAGGTATTATTCCTACTAATGCACCTGTGTTGGTTGGTGAGCGTGGTCCCGAACTTATCAGTGGTGCTGCTGGGCGCAACGTAACTCCTAACAATGCCTTAGGTGGGTTAGGTGGTACTAGTGTAGTCTACAACATCAATGCCGTTGATGCTCGCAGTTTTAAACAGATGATTGCTGCTGATCCAAGTTTCCTTTATGCAGTAACGCAACAGGGTGCTAAGAACGTACCGACAAGTAGAAGGTAAGAACAATGACAACAGAATATCAAACAGTTATAGATTACGCAGAACAGATTAGTATCAACAGCCGTAAAAAAATATCACAAACAGTTAGTCGAGATGGTACTGTTAAGACAACCAGTCTCGGTGGACAGGTATGGGAGTTTGAAGTAGCAATGCCAAATGGTTTAGCATGGACAGACTTTCGCTCATTGATTGAAAAAATGAACTATGCTGATAGAAACACCACAACACAGATTCAGATTAATAATGCTGGACACAGTTGGATCAATCAATACCAAGGTAATGTATCAAATCTAACCAATATTGTAGTTTCTTTTACTTCGGGTAATACTGTTACAATTACCAATGGAGCGACTGGACTTACCACAGGTCAATACAAATTTAAGGCAGGTGATTTTATCCAACTTGGTACTAGTGGTAGTGTTTATACAGTAGCAGCCGACGTTGACTACAATGACATTACCATTACCTTAAATCGCCCAGTACGAGAAACCGCCGGTAGTTATACTCTTAAAGTAGGACCAGCAGTTACTTGGGATGTTATATGCGTAAGTTTTCCTAAGTGGACAATGTTTGCAAGAGATCAAATCAGTTGGGACGGACCGTTTGTATTTTCGGAGGCAATCTAATGGCTATTGACCTAAGTTCATACTCCAGCATACAGACCAACCTGTTTGTGAAAATTGACATCCCAGGTTATAGTGTATTGACCTTCAGTGACTATCATAAAAACTACACAATCAGCGGCACAGTCTATCAAGGGCTAGGACAACTATTGTCAATCAGCAATACAGAGGATACGCTTAGAGCAAGCCCGAGCGAAATCACAATTGCAGTCAGTGGCATTCCTTCGAGTAATGTTACAGACATTATAAACAATCGTATCAAAGGCAGCACCTGTGTAATCTACAGAGGCTTTTTTGATGTGCAGACAGGTGAATTACTCAGCATTTCGGGCAATCCAGCAGGCAAGTTTCAAGGTATTGTTTCTAACTATGACATTGCTGACGACCTAGACATGGGCGCCGATACTGGAACTGTGTCATTGACATTGATTGCTACTTCTATTGTTGATCTATTGCAAAATAAAATCTCAGGAAGAAGAACAAACCCTGCAGACTTTGTTGACGGAGACATGTACAGAGTTCTACCGTTACAGAAATCTAACTTTAATTTTGGAGCACCCGCACAATGAGTTTCTTATCAGGATTATTAAGCGTTGGCAAGAGTGCTGTAGGATATCTATCCGGTAACAGTCTTGCTGCCAGCCTAACTAGAACAGCACTGTTGGGATATGCTGTTAATAGACTGTCTAGAAACACCAACAAAGGCAACAACACTGGAACACAAAACATTGATCAAGGTGTAAGACTACAGGTTGCTCCAAGTGCTGATGAAAAGATTCCAGTCCTTTACGGCAATGCCTTCTTTGGCGGTAATATCACAGATGCAACTATTACCAATGGTAATAAAACCATGTGGTATAGTTTGGTATTGAGCGAAAAGACGGGAACTGTTTATTCTACTAGCAGTGCTAGTGTCTACGCACTGAACAATGTCTATTGGAACGACCAAAGAATTGTATTTAGAGCAGACGGTATTACTGCTGATTACACAGTGGATAGAAGCGGTACTATTGATAGAAACATCAGTGGTTTAGTTAAAGTCTATTTCTATGCTGGCGGAAGAACAGCAGGACAAAAGCCTGTTGGATTTAGCGGCAGTGTTGCTGATGCTGAAACAC